AGACTGTATGATATATCAGATGATTTATCGTATCAAGAAGAAGAAAACTATACACTTTCACACTTTAGAGAGCGTATAAATATTTACAACGAAGAAGGATTTAACTATGACATTCACAATGTCGAGTTATAGGAGAGAATCATGGAATCAATAAAGATTATTAAACTTATTAATGGTGATGATATCGTTTGTACGATACCACAACACTTATTAGATGATAAATCGCCGCTTGTTAAGGTAGATAAACCTCTTCAAGTAAAGTATATTCCTGCTGTGGAAGAAATGGGTCTTAAAGACTATGTTGCACTAATAAAGTGGACTTCATATTCTGATGATACTGTTATTTCTATACCTAAAGATAAGATTATGACTATCACATCTGCTGGTAAAGCTATGACTAATTCTTATGTTAATGTTTCATCTACTTATGATAAAGCAACTATGACACAAGAACATAACCAAGATTCATATAAAAGAGAAAGATACTCTGATGAACTTAATGAGAGACTAAATCAAATCTTTGATGACCTTGATGATACTACTAAACACTAGCTACTCTGACCCTTGGGGAGATAACACAGCTAAAATAACATAAAAAACATATAATGTCAAGCGTGGTTGGATAATGAATTTTGCTAAAAAATTAAGATTAACTATAATGTCATTTTATATAGTGGCACCTATAGGAACATATTACTATTTCTCATGGCAAGGTATAGTCATTGCATATATAATGTTCTTATTATTTACATTAGGTGGCCATGGTGGGTTTCATAAAGTCTTTGCACATAAACAAATAAAAACAGGAAAATTTTTTTCATATTTTTTACTTTTCTTTGGTTCACTTGCAACAACAGGAAGTAGTATTACATGGGTACTAGGACATAGAGTACATCATAAGTATCCTGAAGATTCAATAAAAGACCCATATTATCCACATGAAGGCAATTGGTTAAAAGTAGTATTTAGAGGAGCTCAACCTGTTGATGAATATCCTCTATTAATCGTTAGAGATTTACTTAAAGATAAAGTACATGTATTTGTATATGAACATTACTTTAAATTATTATTTTTATATATTCTAATATTAGGATTAATTAGTCCAGAATTAGTTATATGGATGTGGGCATTACCTGCTATGTTATATGCAATATCATTACACCTTTTTATAGGTTGTCTAGCACATTCTGCCCCAATAAAGCAAGGATTTAGAGAGTATGAAACAAAAGACAAGAGTATAAATAGTCATGTATTTAATTTAATTACTTTAGGAGAAAGTTATCATAATACACATCATGCTAAACCTAGTCAATTGATTAATGGTAAGTATGATATATTAGGATATGTACTATCATTTATATGCAAATAACAAGTTATCATATAGAAAACGCTAAACTATGTTTCTACCAAGGACTATCTGCAATAGGTATTATATATGGTTTATTTGTATTACCACTTCATTTATGGTTTAGTTTCTTAATATTTGGTTGGTTTTTGGGCGGTGTCTTTGGACACGCTATAGGTCTACACAGATATTGGGCACATAGAAGTTTTAAAGTAAATAGATTTTGGCATTATGTATTATGTTTTCAATCTGTAATGTGTGGTATGGGGTCGCCGGCTACATATGCAAGTGTACATTTAAGACACCACAAACATTCAGATACAGAAAAAGACCCTCACAGTCCTAAATATAAAGGAAGATTACCTGTATTTTTAGGTTATTTCTTTAACATATATGCTGTTGATTTAGCATATGCAAAAAGATTTTTAGTGAGATTTCCAGAACAGAAATTTATACATCAACATTATAACAAGTTTCATATATTGTATATAGCATTATTATATTTTATAAATCCTGTATTATTGTGGCCACTATATTTCTTTCCAGTAGTTTGGGCAGTTTTATTTGGGGCAATAGTAAATGTGTTTAATCATTATCCTGAACAGGGTGTAAGTGATAAAAAATGGATAGAATATTTGTTAGCAGGTGAAGGTTGGCACAAACAACATCATCATAGAGCAACTGCAACTTATCCGTATCCAGATTTTTCAGGCACATTAATTAAACTAATAGGTGAACCAAAGGTGAAGTATGACAAAAATAGGGCAACACTATAAAGTAGTTATATCAAATTACTTAATACAGATAACAACAATAATATCACTAATATATTTTTGGAATGATGTTAGTCTATTGTGGATTGCATTAGGATATTTCTTTTTTGGATTCTGTATATTAGATGGTTATTTGCACAGATATTTAGCTCATAGGGCATATGAAATGCCAAGAGCTCTTGAAATACCTTTCTGTATCATAAGTACATTAGTATTACAAAACTCAGCAATAGCATGGGCAAGTAATCATGTTACACATCACAAATATTCTGATAAAGAAGGTGATAGTCATCCTGCTAGTGATTGGTTCGGTACATGGTTTTGGATAGGCACAAATAAATCTACTTTAAACCCCTTTGCTGTAAGAAAACTTATAACAGACAAACTATATGTCTTTCAACAAGACCACTATTTTAAAATATTCTTTACCTTAATGTTTATATTATTTTTAATTAGTCCTATGTTTACACTATGCTTTGTAATGGCAAACATTGTATTTGGATTTCATGTTACAAGTATTATAAATGTATTAACACATAAAATAGGATATAGAAACTTTGATATTGATGATAACTCTACAAATTTGAATATATTTCTGATACCTAGTAATTTACATAATAATCATCACAAATATCCTAGAAGTATTAATAATTCAACAAAATGGTATGAAATAGACTTAACTTATTACTTTATTAAATTAATAAAGTCAAACCAGCATTGACATTCTTTGCAAACTATACTATAATGTAAAACATGAAAACTGAAAAAAAGAAAGAACATTATGTGAACAACAAAGAGTTTCTAGCGGCTATGACCGAATATAGAAAACTTTGTGTTGAAGCAGAAGAATCAGGTGAAGATAAACCACCTGTTTCAAACTATATTGGAGAATGTTTTCTAAAAATTGCTAATCATTTATCATATAGACCTAACTTTATAAACTATACATTTAGAGATGATATGATTAGTGATGGTATAGAAAACTGCTTACAATATCTTGATAATTTCAATCCAGAAAAATCAAAAAATCCATTCGCATACTTTACACAAATAATATATTACGCCTTTATACGAAGAATACAGAAAGAAAAGAAACAAACAACAATAAAAAATAGACTTATCATGGAAGGAAATTATGATGACATGACTTTGAATGATGGCGAAGATAGACAATTTAGAAATCAATTTTCAGAATTCCTTAAAAGAAATGCTACTACCGAAGATGTTCCTGTTGTTAAAAAGAAAACAACAAGAAAAAGAAAAGGTAAACTAGATAAATTTATAGAATAACAATATGAAGATAGCCTTATTGAACGATACTCATTTTGGGTGTCGTAACGATAGTCCTCATTTTATGGACTATCAAAACAGATTTTATGATGAATTGTTTTTTCCTTATCTAAAGGAGAATAACATACGACATTTAGTACATTTAGGAGATGTCGTAGATAGAAGAAAATTTATCAATTATAGAATAGCACATAACTTTCAAGAGAAGTTTTGGAATAGACTGTGGCAAGAAAAAATTGATACACATATTATATTAGGCAACCACGACACATATTACAAGAATACAAACAAAGTAAATGCACTAAAACAATTAGTGACCACATTTGATGGCAAGTTTGAACCTTGGATATATGAAAAACCTACAACAGTTACATTTGGTAATCTACCTATATTATTAGTACCATGGATATGTGATGATATCTATGATGAATCAATCAAAATAATATCAGAATCACAAGCTCAAATATGTTTTGGTCATTTAGAAGTTAAAGGTTTTGAAATGCATAAAGGTCATTTTAATGACCATGGTTTAGAAAAGAAACTATTTAAAAGATTTGAGAAAGTAGTATCTGGCCATTTTCATAAAAAGTCAGATGATGGTCAAATATATTATCTTGGCACACAATATCAAATAACATGGAATGATTATGAATGTCCTAAAGGGTTTCATGTGTTTGATACTGAAACAAGAGAATTGACCAGAGTACCTAATCCTTTAACAATATTTAAAAAGATATATTATGATGATAAGAAAACAAATTATGCCGAAGAAGATATATCAATATATGATAAATCATTTGTTAAACTATTTGTAACCAATAAAAACAATGAAGACAAGTTTGATAAGTTTGTTAATCGTTTACATACAGAAATAGACTTACACGAATTAAACATCATAGATGAAGATACCTCAAGCATAACATCATCAGTTAGAGAAGATATATTAGACCAAGGAGAAGACACACTTACATTCTTAGGTAATTATGTAGAACAGATAGACACAGATTTGGATAGAAAGAAATTGAAAGAATTTATTAATGATTTATACAAAGAGGCTCAAGAGTGATACATTTTAACTCTATATCGTGGCAGAATTTCTTATCAACAGGAAATACCCCTATAACTATCCGTTTAGATAATCATCCAACAAATTTAATCATAGGTAAAAATGGTTCTGGTAAATCTACTTTATTAGACGCCTTATGTTTTGTATTATTTAATAGACCATTTAGAATTATAAAGAAAGAACAAATGGTGAATACTATCAATAATAGTGATTGTGAAGTCAGTATAGATTTTTCAGTAGGAACAAATAATTTTAAAGTTATAAGAAGTATTAAACCAAATAGATTTGAAATTTATCAAAATGACAAACTTATAAACCAGGATGCCTCTACAATTGATTATCAAAAATATTTAGAAACAAATATCATGAAATTGAATTATCGTTCATTCATACAGGTCGTTTTATTAGGGTCATCATCATATGAGCCGTTCATGAAGATGAAAGCACGATATAGGCGTGATGTTGTAGAAGAAATCCTTGATATTAAGGTTTTTACACAGATGGACTTGATTTTACGAAGTAAACAAGGGGATTTAGCAAAAAAAGTCACCGAGGTTCGCCATGGTCGTGATTTAATAGAGCAGAAGGTAGCATTACAGTCGGGACATTTGAAATCATTAAAAACACGCACTAGCGCCACCGAGGAACGAAATCGTTCAAAAATAGAACAAAATCAAGAAGCAGATAGACAATATAGACAAGATTTACAAAAATTGAATGAAGATATAGCAAAACAACAAGAAATTATTAAATTTAAACCAGATGTAGATAAAAAATCAAAACAATTATCTAAACTAGAATCTAAAATACAAAATAATTTAGATACACACAAAGATACTTTATCATTTTTTGAAACACATGATGAATGTCCTACATGTACACAAGATATACCTAAAGATTTAAAATCTAAAAAAGTAGAAGAAGAAAAGACTACTATTACAAAACTAGAATCTGGTCTACAAGATATACTAACTGAGATTACAAAAGTAGAATCTCAGATTACACAGATGGATGCTGTATCTAAAAAGATACAACAATTAGATATTGAGATAGTAAAAATTAATACATCTCTAGAAGGTATCAAAAAACACTCAGATGAAGTTGAATTAGATATAGAAGAAGGTCAATCAGTAGAAGAATTAGAAAAAGAATTAGAAGGTCTAAATACTGAGTTAAATAAACTAACAGAAGATTTAAAGAAAGTAGAAGAACAAAAAGATTATGTAGATGTAGTTAGAGAAATATTATCAGATAAAGGTGCTAGGTCTAAAATTATTAGAAAGTATTTACCTATCATGAATCAATTGATAAATCAATATTTACAAGCTATGGACTTTTTTGTATCATTTACATTAGATGAGGAATTTAACGAA